AGCATAAAGGAAGCGAGTTGTACAAAACCGCCTATGATGCGGAATTGTACTACAAGCACCAAAACCCAACGATTATGCGGTTTCAGAAATTCGTATACAACCAATTCGGCCAGAAAGTCCCGGACATTTGGTCGCCGAACAACAAGATTGCGTCGAATTGGTACAATTATTTCACGACACAGGCTGTTTCCTATCTGCTGGGCAATGGCGTTACGTTCAAGAATGAATCCAACAAAACCAAGCTGGGCAAGGACTTTGACAAGAAAGTGCAGGAAGTAGCAACCCACGCAAAGAATGGTGGCGTTGCCTTTGGCTTTTGGAATCTTGACCATCTTGAATGCTTCGATTTGACCGAGTTCGTCCCGGTTTATGACGAGGACGACGGCGGTTTGAAAGCCGGTATTCGTTTCTGGCAGATTGATGATAGCAAGCCGCTCAGGGCAACTCTGTACGAACTGGACGGGTACACGGACTACATCAAGCGCAAGGGCGAAGATGTTGCTATCTTGCATAATAAGCGGGCATACACGCAGATTGTCAGGAAGAACGACATTGAGGGCGAGACAATCCTTGACGGTGCGCCTCCTGCTGGTTTCCCGATTGTTCCGCTTTGGAATATCAACCGACAGAGTGATCTTGTTGGCAACCGCGGAACCATTGATGCATATGATTTGATGGTGTCCGGGTTGATTAACAATGTTTCTGACGGTGAGTTCATCTATTGGATTCTGAAAAACTGCGGTGGAATGGATTCAACGGACGATGCAAGATTCATCGAGCAGTTGAAATTGACACGTGTTGCCCACGCTGACGGTGACGATGGGGCAAGCGTTGAGGCACACATCGTCACATTAGAATTCCAGGCCACGGCAGAAGCGCTTGACAGGCTCACAAATCAGTTATACGCAGATTTTATGGCGCTCAAGGTACAAGATGTTTCTGCCGGTTCTGTGACCGCCACGCAGATTCAGGCGGCCTATGAACCAATCAACCAGAAAACAGATCAGTTTGAATATTGCGTTACTGAATTTATCAACGGAATTCTCGCTCTGGCTGGAATTGAGGACGAGCCGACATACACGCGCTCGCAGATGTCAAACCAAAGCGAACTGCTGGAAATGGTGCTGCAATGCGCCGAGTATTTGGACGATGAATATGTCACCACAAAGATTTTGACGCTTCTGGGGGACGCTGACAAGGCTAAGGAAGTGCTAAAGCGAAAGGATGCGGAAGCGGCTGACAGGTACAAACAGCAGGAAGCGGAACTGGAAGAACTGCAAAATCAGAAAAGCAATGAACCCGATGAGGTGGCAGAAGAATGATGCAAGGCGATCAATACAGACTTCCCATTGAGCTGAAATATGCAGACGGAACTTTTGTCACACGGGAAGAAGTTAAAGATATTGAAGTTTTTGTCGGAACTACGAGAAAGATGCTTTCAAATGGCGAAATTGAATTTGAACCGCTTGAAAATGTATTTTATGTTTACCTTTTGCAAAAGGAAACATTTATGATGCGTGGCGATGTTTCTGTGCAGGCAAGAGTTTTGTTTTTGAGTGGCGATGTTGCTGGGATTGACCTTGGTAAACTTAAATTTGCACAAGCAACATCTAAGGTGGTGCTTAAATGATCAAATTGCAAGGCGGAATCTTGACTTTGCCAAAAATGAGTGGTTCTGTTTCAACGCCTAAATCTCTTAGCGGAAATGTTGGAGCAAAAACCATCAACATTGGCGGAAAGGGTGAAGATGGCGCAACCTTTATCCCATCCGTTTCTACTGATGGTGTCATTTCTTGGACAAATAACAAGGAATTGCCAAATCCTGCCCCCGTAAATATTAAAGGTGACCCCGGTAAAGATGGTGAGGACGGAACATCTTTTACAACAGACGAAACTTTAAGTCTGAATGAAAATGGGGTTTTATCTGTTAATACGGCGCATGAACCTGATCCAGACAACACTTTGCCGATTACAGCAGCTGCTGTTGCGCAGACTTTAGGAAATGTTGAAACATTGCTTGGAACAATTTAAAGAAAGGAAAAAACAAAATGAGCATTTCAACCGAAATTAGCAGAATTCAATCTAACAAAAATACAATAAGGGCTAAACTGGTAGAGCTTGGAATTGCTACCAACACGGATAATCTTGATAGGTTGGCTGCGGCTATTGATTCTATTGTTAATCAGGGTGCGGTATCTGTTGAGATTCTCGAAGGAACTTCATACACAATTCCCGCGGGTTATCACAACGGTAGCGGCACTGTAAAAGCATTAACTGATGTAACTGGTGAAGCAGAAAAATATAAAACTCAAACAAAGATAGCAACTCCGACCAAAAAACAACAGTCCGTTACTCCTGATAACGGATATTATGCCTTGTCCGCTGTTACTGTTAATGCCATTCCAGACGCATACCAAGATGTTACCAGCGTAACAGCAGTAGCTGGTGATGTGCTGACAGGCAAGATTTTCGTGGCCTCTGACGGCACGGTCGTCACCGGCACGATGGCAAACAACGGCGCTGTTAGCAAGACGCTGGACGGCACGACGATTACCTACACCATCCCCAAGGGCTATCACAGCGGAACTGGCACGGTCAAGATTGTGCTTGAGGAAAAGAGCGTTACTCCCACCAAGAGCGCTCAGACTGTGACGCCTAAGGCGGGCAAGGTGCTGTCTAAGGTCACTGTCGCCGCAATCCCGGACAAGTACATCGACACGTCCGACGCAAACGCTGTGGCGGCGAATATCCTTGTGGACAAGACCGCTTACGTTGGAGGCGCAAAGGTGACTGGCACGATGCCCAATAACGGCGCAACTGGCGGAAGCATTGACGGTATTACCGCTACCAGCGTTACGATTCCGGCTGGCTATACCACAGGCGGTCTAGTTTCTCTAACAAACGATATAGAGGAATCTTTATCGGCTATTTAAGGCGTGATGATATGAGCATAAAAAACGAAATTAACCGTCTTAGTTTAGCAAAAAGTAAAATTTCTGATGCGATTGTTAAAAAAGGCGTTAAAGTTGGAAGTGCAACTAAAATTGATGGCTTTTATTCGCTTATTGAAAAGATACCAACAGGTGCAGACAATCTTTGCTCGGTAAAAATAAATTCAAACGTAGGAATAAAGCCAATTATTTTTTATTCTGCGTTTGAACAATATCGAATTGTTTTCAAGAACGCCGACTATAAACAATCTGAAAAAACATCAATTTTGTTGAAAAATGTAATAGGAACTGCTCCGTTAATTATTTTTTATGCGTCGCCTGCCTTTTCTTTTCCGACCGCATATACTTCGCATAAATATGGCGTAAAATTAAAAAACATTTCAGTGTCAAGTGGTGTAAAAAATTATGAATGGGTAACAGCTGCACATTTAGTGGTTGAATTAAATGCGCCAAAAGGAAGCGTGCAAAATATAACTCTTAAATATCAATAAGGAGTAATTTATGGCAGACACCGCCCATTATCAAACGGACTTAAAACTGGAAGAAATGGAAAAGCGGCTGTCTGCCATTTATTCCAGAGCGGAAAAGACCGTACAGAAAAAGATGGCTGACTATGCAAAGTCCATTGACAAAAAGTCATCAGAACTTTTGCAAGCCTACAAGGACGCAGAAACAGAGGACGAAAAGCGGAAAGCAAAAAAGGCATATATCCGCTTTTATCGCAAGGTGGTAAAAAGCAAAGAGTTTGTTTCTTTGTCTGCCAATGTTTCCGATGATCTGTACAAGGCAAACGTGGAAGCATCTGCATACATTAATTCACAGACACCGTCAATTTATGCACTGAACTACAACTACATCAATGCGGAAATGGCAAAGGATATTGATGGATTCAAACCGCAGAAAATAACAGACACGGAAGCGGAGAAATACAGCGGTTACACACGGCAGACAGTTGACCGCAAAAAAGACACGGACTGGAACAAGGACAACTTGAAAAAGTCCGTGATTGCCGGTTCTTTGCTTTTGCTTGGTGCTTATGCGATTATGAAGCGGTCTGCACATAGTGCCGTTGAAAAGAACCACAATTCTGCAAGTATGCACTCTGAGGGCATGGGAACCGATTCGGAAAACAAGGCACGGCTTGATGGAATGTACCGTGCAAGCGACATAGGGTTTAAAGTTCAGAAGCAATGGCGGGCAACATTGGACAACAGAACCAGAGATAGCCACAGGTCGATTGACGGCGAAACGATTGACATTGATGATACTTTTGGAAATGGTTTGAAATACCCAAGAGGACCAGGCGGAGCGTTGTCCGAGATTTGTAATTGCCGTTGCAGACTTCGATATGTAACTCCTTACACAAAATACGAAACACGATCTGCACGGCTTGGAGAAGTCAGAGGTAGTTATAAAAAGGGAAGCAGTTTCCGTGGTACTAAATCCATTGAGATTGAGAACATGAGCTACGCTGAATGGATGCGGTGGAGGTCAAGAAATGGAAATTAAGGTTGTAGACAATACAGAAAAAGTTCTGCAAGCATTGGAAGCCGCTATCGGAGCAGGGCTGAATGTTATCGGTATGGAAGCGGCTGGATATACGCAAGATAATACACCTGTCAGAACAGGAAACCTTGCCAATTCTGTCGATTGGGAAGTCAAAGATGACGAAAAATCTGTTTATGTTGGCTTTAGTAATCAGAAAACAACAACCGATGTAAAGTATGCTATTTTCGTTGAGGAAGGAAGCCGGAACAATAAGGCACACCATATGTTAAGGAGAGCGGCAACGGAACATACATCGGAGTACAAGCAAATAATGGAAGATGCAATGAAAAACGCATAAACCGATGGGCATTGACATTTAGGAGGTAAAATGACAGTAAACATTT